CACTCGCACACTGTTACAATATTGTTACACACTGTATCAATATAATAACACTGTTGCAAATCAATCACATAGCAACAATGTGTTGCACAATTGTCACACAACATTGTACCAATATTGTAACACTATTGCACATATACCACGCATTTATGCAACACTGTTACAATATTGTCACACCTGGCAGCAATTGAGGAACAAAGAGAGAACAGAAACCCCCCCTGAGTGTGTATTATTATAATAGTTCTCTGCCTTCATTTTTTGGGGGTAAAATTGGGAGTTGACTTTGTTAACACATTGTGCTATACTGATAGTATTAGGGGGACTCTATGCGCTTTGAAGACTATATGAAACCTAAAGAACTAGATAAGAAGCTTACAAAGCGTGAACAGAAGTTCATACAACTTCTAGTTGATGATAAGATAGACGCTGTAACCGCCTATGAAGAAGCAGGGTACAGTGGTAAGAACAAAGGTGTTTTCAAACATAGAGCTAATCGCACACAACGATACCTCTGGAAACACATCGAAAACAGAATCAAAGAGCGTGTCAGCGAAACAGCCACCTCTGCTCTAGGAGTTCTAGAGAGCCTTCTCCAATCAGATTCAGATACAGTACGCCTTAATGCGGCTAGGGATATACTTAGCCGTGCAGGGTACGATGCTGTTCAAAAGCAGGAAACTACTATCACGGAAGTAGCAGAACTCTCTGATGAAGAGATAGACAAGCAGATCAACAAGATACTTAAAGACAATGTTGTACAATTGCACAAAGGTAAATAATGGACAAAGTGGATGTCCTAAAGCTTCTCAAAGAGAAACAGAGGCGTATAGAAGAGAACAGGATTAATCAGTACAAGCCGTACGACTACCAGAAGAAGTTTCACACTGGCGGTGCTGAATGTCCACAAAGAATACTCATGGCGGCCAACAGAGTAGGCAAGACATTCTGCGGAGCCGCTGAAACTAGCTACCATATGTCAGGCATCTATCCTGAATGGTGGACGGGACACAAATTTGATCACCCTGTCAGAGTTTGGGCGGCAGGTGAGAGTAACGATACAACTAGGGATATTATACAAAGAGAACTATTTGGTAACCCACAAGATCCTTCCAAGCTGGGACAAGGGGCTATACCAAAAGATTTAATTGTATCAACTGTTCGTAAACCGGGAGTGCCTAATGCTTTTAGCTCTGCCTTGGTTAAGCATATAACAGGGGGTAACTCTAGTATAAGTTTTAAAGCCTATGAGCAGGGATTTGAGAAGTTCATGGGAGAAGCTGTAGATGTTGTCTGGCTTGACGAGGAACCTAAACAGGAAATCTTTAGTCAGTGTATAACCAGAACGGCTGACACAAGGGGTATTGTCTATATGACGTTTACCCCAGAGAAGGGTATGACGCAGGTTGTAAGTGGTTTCTTAAACGAACTGAAACCGGGGCAAGCCTTGATAACAGCCACGTGGGACGATGTTGATCATCTCGACGCTGACACCAAGGAGCAGTTACTAGCTGTCTACAGCCCTGCTGAAAGGGATATGAGATCAAGAGGGATACCAGTGTTTGGTTCTGGCTTGATCTTTCCTGTATCAGAAGAGGATATAACTTGTGATGACTTCGACATACCGAAGCATTACTTGATCTTAGCGGCAATTGACTTTGGGTATGATCACCCTACCGCTGTTAGCTGGGTGGCTTTAGATCCAGACAGTGATATAATATACGTATACGATGAGTACAGACGAAGCAAGGAAACGCCTATTACTCACGCCGCTGTTATAAACGCAAGAACAAGGGGGATACCAGTATGTTTTCCCCACGATGGTCTACAACACGACAAGGGATCAGGGATACAACTTGCACAACAATATAGGGATTTAGGTATATACATGCTTGCAGATCACTTCTCTAATCCACCAGCAGAAGGTAAACTAAATGGTAACAACTCAGTTGAAGCAGGTCTTAGCGAAATGCTACAGCGTTTTGAAACAGGTAGGCTACAAATCTTTAAATCTTGCCAAGAAACTCTTGAAGAGCTTCGGTTGTATCATAGAAAAAATGGGAAAGTGGTTGCAATTAAAGATGACCTCCTAAGTGCAATGAGATACGCCGCACTTTCGATAGAACGATTCGGGGAGAAAGCCACAGGAAGTACAACGTACAAGAAGTACAACTTTGATGCTAAAATAGAGTATAATCATAGAGGTATTGTATAATGAAGAAAAGAAAACCACCGAAGCCAAAGTACTAATCTATGGATAAATTATCCGACGATGAAATAGTATCTATTCTTAGTAGTGAAGTAGAGGACAGTTCTTCTTTTATTGATTCTGAGATTAGTACACAACGAGAACGCTCTATGGAGTATTTCTATGGGGAACCATTTGGTAACGAGGAGGATGGACGCTCTCAAGTAGTTGTCACAGATGTACAAGACACTATCATGTGGATGATGCCTAGCTTAATGCGTATCTTTACAAGTGGTAAAGACGTAGTACGCTTCACTCCAGAAGGACCAGAAGATGTCCAGATAGCAGAACAGGCTACGAACTATGTGAACCATGTGTTCTACAAACAGAACAATGGATTTGACATACTGTACAACTTTTTCTTTGACGCTCTCCTACAGAAGGTTGGTATAGTAAAGCACTACTGGGAAGACGTAACAAAGACCACCACGGAATCCTATGAGAAATTAACAGAACAAGAATTTAGCCTTATCTCAGAGGACGAAGAATTAGAGATCCTAGAGCACACAGAGGATGTTACCGTAGTAGAAGTACCTGATCCACAGACAGGTGCGCTAGTTCAAGTAGAAGACATTAAGCACGATGTGACGTTCAGCAGAACTAAGATGTCCGGTAAGGTAACAATAGATAACATACCACCGGAAGAGTTCCTCATAAACCGTGGAGCTAAGAGCTTAGAAGACTTTAGATTTGTTTGTCACCGTTCTCATAAAACTAGAACTCAACTTATTGAGATGGGATTCGACGAAGAGGTAGTAGAAGGTTTAGCAAGCTCTGGATCAGGTGTAGACGGGCTTACAACTAGCCAAGAATATATGGCTAGACACGCTTACGACAGTACAAACCAGATAGATACACGATCCGTAGTACGATCAGAAGACACCGTAGAAGTATTTGAATCGTATACTAAGCTAGACTTAGAGGACACGGGCGTTGGAGTACTCTACAAAGTAATACACTCTGGTAACGAGATGCTAGAGATGGAGCCTGTAGATACTATACCATTTAGTTCTATATGCCCAATACCGATCCCCCATAAGTTCTACGGGCTATCAGTAGCAGAAACGGTAGAGGATATACAACTTGTTCGCAGTACACTAACAAGAAATCTACTAGACAATATGTACTTGGCAAACAACGGTAGGTTCCAAGTAGTAGAAGGTCAAGTTAACATAGATGATCTGTTAACTAACCGCCCCGGTGGAATTGTACGCACAAGATCACCTAATGCCCTACAGCCTATTCAAACACCTGCCCTACAGCAGTATAGTTTTGAAATGTTAGACTATTGGGATAAACTTAAAGCAGGTAGAACTGGAGTAAACGGAGCTACTCAAGGTTTACCAGCAGATGTTCTAAAGTCCCATGTAACACAAGGAGCAGTACAAGGTGCTCTGAGTAACGCACAAGGAAGAGTAGAGTTAATAGCTAGGGTATTTGCTGACACAGGTGTAAAAAGTATGTTTAAAAACATATATAACCTAGTTCAGCGGTACGAAGATAGTAAAAAAGTAATGCGTTTAAATAACGCTTACTACGAAGTTGATCCTTCCAGTTGGAAAGAAGACTTGGATGTGAGTGTTGAAGTTGGCCTAGGATATGGAGATCAAGATGTTCGCCTTAATAATCTTTCTAGTTTCTCTGCTTTAATTGAAAAAGTAGCTACCCAAACTGACAACATGGTTTCACCACAGAACATATACAACTTGGTGAAAGAACTTGGTGCAGAGATGGGTATCAAAAATGCAGATCAATTTATCTCACAACCTGAACCAGTAGAACCTCCACCACCGTCACCACAAGACATACTAGCACAAGCACAGGCACAAGCACTTACAATGGAAGCTGAAACTTCTAGAATGGAAGCTCAAGTTAAAGCAAGTGAGTTAGAGATAAAAGCAGGGAAGTTAGAACTAGAAAGACTAGAGTTAGAGAATAACATTAACATAAAGAAAGAAGAGTTGAAACTTAAAGGAGTAGAACTTGGGTTTGAAATGTCTTCTGGACAAAACGTAAAGGCGTAAAACAATGGCACGACAAAATATGTACTATAGAATAAACTCCAGTGTAAACTTATCAGCTACAACAAGCTCTGGGGCTGTAAGAACAGTGGTAACCCCTGCTAACGTGGGGCTTGCCCGTATATCTTCATCAGCACTAGCTTACGTTTTACTAAACAGTGCCACTCCAACAGCTACAGTAGCCGCTGGGATAGCAGTAAACGTAGGGGAACCTGTTACAGTTGTGATAGAACCCGGTCATAAAGTAGCGGCTATAACAGCATCTGGAACAGCCACGGTAAATGTAACTTGGTTAGAAGGCTAAACTAGTATGGCATCAAATAAAAAAATAACGGAATTACCAGAACTATCCGAAGTTGACTTAGCGGCTGATGATGTCTTAGCGATTGTTGATATAAGTAAAGGTACTACGCATAAGATACGTAAGGACACACTTGCATCAGCTTTATCAGGTGTGGCTACTATTATAGCTACAAGTCCAATTGCTAGGGACAATGCTATAGGCAATGTAACTATTAGTCTAGGAACTGTTCCAGTTAACAAAGGTGGTACAGGGGCTACATCTGCCAGTGCCGCTAGATCAGCACTAGGTTTAGGTACGATAGCTACACAGGCAACTAACAGCGTTAGTATATCTGCCCTAGCTATGAACAATGCCAAGATAACTGGACTTGCCGTAGGGACTGCTTTAACAGACAGTGTAACACTTGGACAAGCTCAAAACGCTTCAATGAATTTTGCTCAAGATACAGGGGGTGCAAACGCTTACGTCATAGCCCCTAGTCCAGCGGTAACTAGTTACGTTGCTGGACAAGTATTTTATTTTGACGCAGATAATAACAACACAGGTGCTACTACCTTGAACGTTAGTGGATTAGGAGTTAAAGCTGTACAGAACAATGGATCAGCTTTATCAGCAAGTCAAATATTAGCCGCTGGACTTACTGGTGTTATCTACGATGGGACCCAGTTTCAACTTTTAACCGTAAACTCATCAAATTTTGTCACTGCTGTAGATGCGGCATCAACCGCAACAGCTTTAGCCATAGCATTAGGATAGGAGTAAATTAATGGCAAATACTTTCCACATGGTTTCAGCAGATGTCACGACAAGTGACCCTACTGTCCTTACTGCTGGGAGTGGTGAAACTCTTGTGGTAGTGGGTTTTCAAGTTGCTAACGTTCACGCAACTACAGCTTCTTGGCTGACTGCAACTGTATACCAATCAGGAGGTAGTACAAACTCAGTCTTAGCTAAAGAAATTAACATACCAGTTAACGATGCTTTTAGTCCAATGCAAGGCAAGATGGTTTTGGAAACTGGTGATTATATTAAATTAGACGCTCAAGCTAACTCAAGCCTTGAAGCTACAATCTCTTACTTAAAGGTAACTTAATATGAGTGGGTACATATCAGGAATATCGCCTAGTCTACGTGATCTAGTTGTACCAGTAGTAGATATATTTGCGGATGGTGTAGGCTTTAACGATGGTTCCTCTACGTATATAGACTTGAGTGCTACTCCCGGTAATGAAAATAGTGTGACAATTGCTTTTGACGGAGTGTATCAAAACCACGATACATTTTCTTTAAATGGAGTTAGAGTAACATTTGATGCCGCTATACCCACAGGCACTTCTAAGATAGAAGCGAGGTACGCACAAGAAAATCGTAACTATACAACAATAGCTGATAATGCAGTTACCTTTGCTAAGATGGCAAGTGGTACAGATGGAAATGTAATTAGTTATGATGCTTCAGGTAATCCTGTAGCGGTTGCCACTGGTTCAGATGGGCAAGTACTTACTTCTACTGGTGCTGGAAGTCCTCCAGCTTTTGAAACATTAGCTGGAAGCAATGTTAAAGAGATTCTAGCGATGGTCTGTGATGGAAGTACAACAGTCGTTAGCAGTGGCAGTTATACATCAACAAATGTTACTGCTCCAATAACAACTAATACTAGCTATGTTGATTTAACAGGTAGTAGTATTAACTATACGCCTCCTTCTGGAACAAAATCTGTCGTTTATGAATTTAGTTTCGGCTGGGGATATGTAGACGCAAGTGTAGGGACTCTTCTCAAACTTTCACTCGCTGGAGCAGAAGTTACAAATGGTAGGAGAATTTCTAGTACGTACTCTCTTGGTGATGGCATGGATACTTACAAATGGATTTTTAAAATTGGAGACGGAGACGTAGCCGCTACTGGAAAAGTAGCGAGCTGGGGATCAGGGAAAATTATAAAGTTACAATGCCGAGCTATGGCTTCCAGCTATCAATGCAAAATTCATCAAACAACTTATTGGGATGGTGTTGCCGCAAACCATCTATTAAAACCAACATTACAAATTACGGCAGTAAGTTAGGAAATATTATGGCAGACTATACGTTACTTCGAAGAGTTCAATACCCTCCCATCAATCATTTCCTTGAAGCTTTGCACGATAAGGAAAAGGGTAACAATACTAAATACAATGCTTGGATCGCCGCTTGTGACAAAGTTAAATCTGATTTTCCGAAGGGGGATTAAATGAGTAATTACCTAACAGGACTATCTCAGCTAAATCCTCAAGTGAAACGTCACAATGGTGGTGGCACATCACTGACACTTGATTCTGCTGGAACTACAAATGCAACGATGCTCTACGTAAATGGTGTAGCACAAAC